GGCACGGGATCGACTACTGGTGCAGCAGCTGCTGCTTCCAATTCAGCCATGGTGCAAACCTCCTCTTGATCCAGTCACGCCAACCGAGATTAGGGTCGACGATGCGGATCAAGCGAACCCGCACCAGTGGATCGTCCTTGCTGTCGATCTCCTGCATGACGCAGATCAGACCGTCGATGTCGGCAACAAACGACAGTTGCCGTGCAACATGTGCGCCCACCAGCCGCAGCGACAGCGGCGTCAACATGCGCGGCGCCCCACCCGGCTCGATGACGTCAGCAATCGCATTCAGCGCGTAGGGACTGAAACTGGATCCGTTCGCCGACGCAAATATAAACAAGCGACCAAGTTGACCGTTGCGCGGCAAGCGACCCCGGACGATCACATGATCGCCGGGGCACACCCGCAACGTACGACCGACCGGAACCCGCACTCAGCGCGGGCCAGACAGCGTCATGACAGCTTGCACCGCGCTGGTGTCGCCGCTGACCGAGATCACCTTGACGAAGGCGTTCGGCCGGCACGGCAAAGCCACCGTGCACATCGCGCCGGCCTTGGTACCGACCGGAATGGTGACACGAGAGAATGCGTCAGGCACCGCCGGGTCGGAACAGATCGGCACCTCCGGCACGGCAACGAAAGCGCCGGGCACACAAGGATCGCCGCTGCTGGGCGGCGCCGCCTGGAATTCGAACACCGCCGCGACGGCGATATCGACAAGCACTTTGAAGGTGAACGCGAACTGGATGTGCTGACGAATATCAATCGCTGGGCTGAGCGCCGCAGCGTTGATGCCAGTCCACGCCAGCACGCCCGAGTTCTGGATAGCAACATTGGTATTCATGGCGATCTCCTAGCCCTGATTATCTCACGCCGGACAGCGTGATCACAACTTCGACCTTGCCGGTATCCCCGCTCACCGCGAACACCCTGACGAAGGCATCCGGCTTGCAGGGCAGCGTGGCGACACAGACGGCATCAGCTTTGGTGCCGACTGGAATGACGACCTGCGACTTCGCCGCCGGAACAACAGTGCCTGGAGCCGAACAGATCAGCGTTTCCGCGATATCGTGGAAGATACCGGGAACACACGGATTGGCCGCATCCGGCGGCGCCGCCCGGATCTCGAAGACGGCGTCGGTGGTGATGTCGGTGTCGACCTTGAAGGTAAAGCCGAAACCGGCGTGATGCCTGAGATCGATGGCTGGATTGCTCGGCACGGCAAGCGCCGTCCAGACAATGAAACCATGATGCTGCAAAGCAGGATTCAAGTTCATGCCGAACTCCTGAACGGAGCGGAGGCGGCGCGAGCGCCGCCCCCTTCCCCGTCGTCTAGGGGCCTACGGTCAGGATGGTGGCGGCAGGGCAGCAGCCGACGAAGCCGCCGTCTTCCGCACCGAACGAGTAGGCAACACACCACGCGGTGCTCTTGCCTTCCCACTGCTCGATCCACAGCGGGCGCTTGTTGACGGCATAGTAGGCCGCCTTCCACGCGCCGACGGCGAGAATGAACTCGCCGGTCACGAACGGCGCTCCGGTGCCACCCTTGGTCATGCCGTGGGTCGGATCCGGCAGGCAGTTGGAGATGCGAATCCGATCACGCACATCGTCCGGGCTGTAGGTCATCAAGCCGTCGCCGAACAGGAAGCGACCGGTGGTGTCGACCATGGCCGCCAGATAGGCGAACACGTTCTGATGCATCACCGTAGTCACCGGGCCGTATTCCACCGGCACCGTGCCGTGAATGGTGCGGAACTCGATGTGGTTGAAGGTGGTACCCGAGGTCTTGCGCTTCGGGAAGCAGTTGGCGGTCAACCAGCCACGCGGCTCGTTGAGGCCATCGCCGACCATAAGCGCACGGTTACGATTGACCCGGTGCGACCGGGCCGCCGCGTTGTACATGAAGTTCAACAGGTCGTAGTTGGCCTCCGCCAGCACCTTGCGCTGGAAGCAGAACACGCCACGGAAATCCGACACGTTGCCGGACTTGTAGGTGATGTTGCCGTCCGGGCCGTATTCGGCATCGCATTTGGCATCGCAGTCGTACTTGCCGATGTCGCCGTAGCTCAGCACCTGCGGATACATGAAGGTCGACTTGCTGACCGTGACGTTGCTGTAGAGATCGAGCAGTTCAGCGCACTCGACGATGCAGTTCAATTCAATGCCGAGCATCTCCGGCGAGAACAGTGCGCTGTCGAGGCCAGATGCCTCATAGGCCTTAGTCTCTTCCGGCGTGAAGGCGCGAACGATCTTCTGCCTCGGCTCGATGCCAACCTGCATCAACTTGCGCACCACCGCACGATAGTGCGAGGCATTGACGAGATTGCCCAGGTCCGGCTTGAAGTCGGTGTCGAGGCCACCCTTGAACATGAAGGCGCGGCGCTGCAACTCGACCGCCGCCTTGTGGTCGTTCTCGGCAAGATCCGAGCCGCCCTTGATGATCGGAGCGTTCAATTCCTTCTTCACCTGCTCCAGTGCCTGCTCCAGCATCTGTGCCTTGGTGGTGTGCTCAGCGTATTTGGCAGCGTGCTCCAGCACGGACGCCTTCAACTCGTCGGTGGTCGCCTTGACGCCACTGAAATTGGTGGTGAGTTCACGGTAGCGTTCCTCGGCATCCTTCTTCGACTTCTCCAACCCGGTAACGATGTTGCCCATCTCTTCGAGCAACGGCTTCATCAAGGCCTCGGCGGCCTTGACGTCTGCTGGCGCTTCCTTGGTGATGAATGCGCCTCGGTACACGCTCGACTTGAGCGCGTTCAGTCTGGCCTTGTTCATGGCTGTGGTCCTTGCCTATGGAAGTTGCGCCCGAGCCTTGGCGAGCAGGTCGGCCATCGGCTTGAGCATGGACGCATCCAGCAAGGGATGCGGCGGCTGATCCTTAGCCTTATCCACCGGCAAGGGTAGCTTCGGCTCCAACAGACGCAGGTTGCCTTTCGCCCAAAGGGCTAGCTTGTGCGCCTGATTGCGTGTCGAGCAGAGACCCTCGGCGATGAGGGCACGCTCGAATTCCGACATGGTATCGACTTCCTTGACGAATGTCATGCTCGCATCGGCGCAGGACGGGAAGGTCACTATCGACACCTCCATCAAGTCGCCCTTCTGCACGATCAGCCACGGATCGTCGTCGTTCTCCATCACGTCGTTGAACTCGTATTCCTGAAGGCTGAAGCCGACCGAAAAACTCAGTCCGCCGTTGTGCTTCAACACGGTGTGCAGATCCTTGACGTAGCTGACGTCGGTGTACAGCTGCGCCTCCAGCATCAACCGGTCGTCGACAGTCTCCAGCCGCTTGATCTGGCCGGCCACCCGGTTCCAGTCGTGGCCCATCAGCAGCTGCACGCCTTTCGGCCCAGCCAGACCCTTCTGCTTGATGCTCTCGTCGAATGCCTTGGCCATCACCTTGTGGCCGTGCCGATCAGTGGACGGCGTCGAAGCAATACCGGCGATGTAGCCCTCCGGCACGCCGGGCGTGGCGTCCAGCTTGATCTCGGTGAACGACAGATCACACTCGATGCGGCTGCCTGCTTTCACGTCCTCGTGAGTCCTCATTGCAATGGTCTCCCGCCGTTGTCCTTGGGTGGCTTGGTCTCATCCGGCGGCGGCAGCACCGCCGGCAGATTCTCGACCGGTAAATCGTCCTCGCCGGCCTTCGGCTCGAAGCCGAGCACCTCGCGCTTCTCGTTGTTGGACAGGAAGGTGACCTGCGACAGCGTCTTGCCGAGATTGGCGCGGCCCTCCCAGAGAGCCGGCACCGCGTCGAGATCGAATACGATCCTGGCACCGGACGGACAGATCGCCTGGGTCATGCCAGCGGCGATGGGCACGAGATAGCAGGGCACGATGGTGTCCTGCCAATAGCTCAATCTGGATTCGACATAGTTCGATGCGTACTTGGCGGCATCGGCCGAGCCAAGACCGAGCAACGCCACCGGCACACCGAACACACCAGCGATCTGCCGCGTCATATCGTCGAGTGGCAACTTGGAGTGAATGTCACCGAGCTTGTTGTCGAGCGTGTGCACTTTGACATCGGTGTTGTAGAGAAACAGCACCGATCCCGATGCATCGCCGCCGGCGCCGGCCTCTTCGAGGTGCTTGGTCAGCGCCTCCTTCTGCTGCCGGGTGATGGTCTTCTCCGCCGTGATCACATACTTCACGTTCGGGTGGCCTTCGGCGGTATCGAGCGCCCGCTGCATCAACGCCTTGATGATCTTCAGCGGGATCTCCAGGCTCTCGATGGCAGCTGGCGCCTTATTGTATTCCACAAGCCCAGTCAGGCTGGGGAAAGCGATCTCGGCAGCGTAGGACACGGGATCAGCCTGCTTCTCCGCCGTGCGCCGGCTGGGGAAAGTCTCCTTGTTGTCGCCAACACCGTACTCGTACTTGTCCACAACGCCTCGGCTGTTGAGAACTCCGCGCACATGCTTGGCAGCGAGCGGATAGATGCCGGTCGGGTTGCCGCTGACGCCGACGCCGACCTTGAAGTGGGTGCGAGCGTACAGCATGAGATTGAGCGCAACCCAGTACTGAAGCTGCTGTGCCGTGTAGGTATCGTTCGGACTTTTCAGCAGGTCGTTGATCGCCTTGACCTTGCCGGGCAGAGCGCGTTCGGAAAGATTGACATTCGGATCCGGCTCGCAGAACCACGGCACGCTCTGCACCGACGAAGCGATGAAATTGGTGATGCGATACAGCTGCGGCGATTCCCGCTGCGCCACATCGGCGGTGCTGATCGCCCGCGACGACAGGAAGCGGACCGACTGGCCGCCCATGATATAGATCGGGCTGACCGGCTCGTCCTTGTCGTCGCGGTCGGGCTTCTTCTTGATGAAGAGGTCGAGCAGGCCCATCAGGTATCGTTCCCCAACATCAGTGGATCCGTTCACCCGGTTGTCGCTGCTGCGTGGTGGCGAGGATCGTCGCCAGTTCGGCGAGCGTTCGATAGATGTCGACTACAGTGGCCACCCCGGCATCGTCCGGTTTCTCGCAATAGTGTTCGGCGGCGGCGGTACAGCCGGCAATCAGCTTCTGCAAATCAGCATTCATACCTGTCGCCGCACGGTGGTCGCGCGGCGCTGCGCCTGGGCCTGCATCAACTGCGGCGGCGCCTGCTGCGGTGCGTGGCTCGGGCGCAGGGTCGAGACCACGCGCACCGTCGGTGCGTGCTGGCTCTGCATGTTGTTGGTGCCGCTCATCGGTCTTGCGTAAGTCCTGCCACCGCCACAGCCACAACCCACAATGCTCTCCTACCAGAGTTTGAGCTTGAGCACGCCGCCGGTATCGTCGTCCAGCAACGCAGTCTCTTGCGCCACGTCCTCGGTGGCGTATCGTGTCGCATCCCAACCGTGGTTGAATGCGTCGACCGGTGTCGACAGCGTCTGGTTGGTCAACCGGTCGGTCATCCAGCTGTAAAGATGCGCCTCCTCCTGCATATGCTCGCAGTTCGGATCGATAATTATCTCGAAGCCCTGAAGAAACAGGATGCCGGACTTGACCGAGCCTGGGCCTTTCTTGGCCGGCATCGCGTTAATACCACGACTTTGCAGAAATTCGATAGTGCCGGGCTGGCTGGAATCACATTTGACGAGGTCGCCATCCTCCCGCGTCACCGAGCGCACCAGATGCGGCAGGTGATCCATGGTGACGCGACCCATGGCCTCGCGGGCAATGTAGATCTGCTTTTTCTCCGGCAGCACGAACACTTTAACAACAAAACTCGGATCCGAGCCGAAGCCGAAATCCATGCCGTAGTACGGCGCCAGATCCGACGGCAGGTCCGGACGGCCGACCTTGATGTTGGTGAACACCTTGGTCTCGTAGGAGACATCGTACTCGCCCTCCCACACATGAGTGTAGCGGGCGTAGTTGCCGGCCTTGAGCACGGCCATCTCGTTCGGCATCTCGGTCTGCTCGAAGAACGGATTGTCCCTGAACGTCACCTGAGTGACAATTGAACGTGGCGGCGGCGCACCTTTGCGGAAATACATGTCGACCGGATCGGTCGGATTGACCGGATTCCATGTCCAGATCAATTCCGAACCCTGTGCCCGCACCGTCGGCAGCAGGATCTCCATCGACTTGGCCGAGATGGTCCGCGCCTCCTCGATCCAGACGATGTCGGCACCCTCCAAGCTGCGAATGCTTTCGACATTGCGCTCCAGGCCGACGAAGATGAACTGGCTCTTGGTGCCGTCGTGAATGATGTAGCGATCCGTGACGGTGAACTGGTTGCTCATGCCGAGCGCCCGGATCCGCTTCTCGATCAATTCCTTGGAACTGTCCCTGATCGAATTCTGAAACTGCCGGGCACAGACGATGCGGCGGCGCTTCTGGCTCGCGCGAATCGGCAGATAGGTGGCAACCGACCAGCTTTTGGCCGAACCGCGTCCACCGTGCAGCGCCTTGTGCCGCGCCTCGGCGAACAGGGTGTCAATGAACTTCTGGCCCAGCTGGGCCTCGGACGCGGCCTTGCGCCCGGCACTGAGCAGCGACGACGCCGACTGCGGCATCGGCTCGCGGGTCAGCCGCTGGCGAGGAGCAGGATCAGCACGAGCGACCATAGCGCACTACTCACAAGGAAGCCGATAACGATGCCCCGGAAGATCATGCAGCAGGGACAGGTGGTGAACAAGGTCAGCGCGAAACGCGAAGTCCAGTGGCGTTCGTGCTGGCACCACGTCGGGACAAAACGGGTCGAGGCCCAAGCGAGAAAATTGGATAAAGCGTTATCTTCCCAATCCGGCACATTGCCGTCGTGGTCGACATCGGCGTCGGGCGACGGCCGATAAGCAAACGGACTAACCATCGATGACCGGACCCTCGGGCGGCGGCAGATAGGTGCCGGAGGGAACGCCGACGATATTGACGGTGTCGACGAATACCTGCTGGCCACTGCCGCTGGCGCCACCGGGCGGTGCATCGCCGGCATTCAGTCCGTAGCCGCGATGGCGGTGCACGGTCGACAGGTAGTAGAGGATGCAGCGGACGTCGCCCTGCTCGATCAACTCGTAGAGCTTGCCCTCGGCGATGTCGCCCATGGTGTCGCGGGCGTGGCCCAAGGCGATCAGGCAGGTCTCGTTCTTCTCGATGTACCGAGTCAGCGCATCGCGCGACATGCGCAGACGCTTCGACGCATTGGAGATCAGGCCGCGCTCGCGCAGCAGCGCAAGGCAGACCTTGGACGGATTGATCTTGTAGCGGGCCTCGACGAGGCGGCTCTGCTTCAATGCCCGCTGCTCGGCGGTCGGACGCGGCGGCTTCGGCTTCTTGATCGGCTTGTACTTGAACTTCGGCCGCCGCTTCGGCATGGCGGCGGAAGCATTGGTCTTCGGCTTGCGCGGTTTCGGTGCTGGCTGCTCATCCATGCTTGCGACTCGGGCTGGAGGTGCCACCCGCTGTGCCCCGGCGCTGGAATCTCCGTTGACACAGTCGACACGGAAGCGGATTCCGGCGCGGTTGCGGCAAACTAGGCGCGGTTATACGCATTCGTCAAGTTGCCGCGATGTGTGACGGATCGGTTTTGGCGCGTGCGCCGCCCAACAGCGGCGTCAGAAGCTCGATCACGCCGGGGGCCAGAGCACTGATGGTGGAGGTCGATTGCAGCGTGGCGAGCACGCCGTAGGCGAACGTGACAGCATCGCCCTTGTGCAGGATCTGGTCGAAGTCGCCGCCGCTCTCGGACGCGCGGATCGCATCGATCAACGGTCCGGGCGCCCGCCACGGCTGGCCGTTTTCGTTGGCCAGGATCGGCCGGTGCCGGCAGACGCCGCGTGCCATCCTGATCGCCGGGCTGTAGGCATCGTTGATATGAATCAGGAGGTACCTGGGGAACAGCGGATAGCGCCGGGTCAGCAGCTTGCCCGATTGGGTGTGATGGCGCTTGCGCAGCTGCGGCAGGTAGGG